GACGTTTCTATATCATGCACAGACGCGCTTAAAGTCATTCAACAGCGAGATCATGAGAATACGTTTTTCTATATTGATCCGCCTTATCCAGAAGCAGAGCAAGGGCACTATGGCGGCTACACCATAGAAGACTTTCAAGAGTTGATCGATTTACTTGCAACGGTAAAAGGAAAATTCATTCTTTCGAATTACAATCAAGAAAAATGCACTTTTCCAGATAACTGGATAAAACACGAATTTAAAGCGGTTTGTACAGCGTCAAAAGACAAATCGAGCCGCACTGAAGTTGTATGGATGAATTTTAACCCAGAAAAACAGGAGGCATTGATATAAAATGACACCAGAAGAGAAATTGCGGCATGTTGTAAAAATATTACTCGATGGAATGAAAGAATATTGCTCGAAAGTTGGCGATTGGGATCATGAAGAATTGGCGTATTTTTATCAGGGATTTTTCGAACAACTTATTGAGGAGGCAGAAAAAAATGACTCATTTACTTGATGCGCGAAAACAAACGCATGGCGATTTTGTAGAGCAGTTTAGAATTTCACAAGAATTGAAAGAAATCATCCGAGATTATCAATTCAACACGTTGAGCGATGTTCACAAAGAAGCGCTTGAAATGATTTTGATGAAAGTATCTCGAATTGTTGCAGGTGATGCCCATCATGCCGATCATTGGCAAGATATTGCAGGTTATGCAATGCGATCAGTTGAATGGATGAATCAATTTAATGACAAATAGGAGGATGAAATGATTTGGTTTTTTCTTGGTTTGATTTTGTTTGGAATTTTTTTTCATAAAATCTTTATTGATTTGTTTTTTATTGTCGTTTTGACGGCGTTGGGCTTATTTCTTTGGGTGTTCGGATGAACTCAAAACAAAAAGGAAAGCGCGGAGAATTAGAGCTTGCAAACTGGCTGAAAGAACGCGGTCACGTTGCAAGGCGCGGTCAACAATATGCAGGCGGCACCGATTCGCCTGACGTCATTTGTGAAACGCTGCCAAATATTCATATTGAAGTGAAGCGCACTGAAAAATTGAATCTTTATGAAGCTCTTTCACAAGCACAATTTGATGCGATGGGACAATCCATCCCGACGGTCTGGCATCGCAAAAACAACAGGGAATGGGTGGTAATACTTGATGCGCAGGAGTTTCTTAACATCGTTACAAAATGACGTGGCAAGTTACGATGATGATCTTGTAAATTGGCAAATTCCAGAAAATCGTCTGATCTTTGCGGTGATTCGTCAAGCAGTAACAGATTGTCGTCCATCGATGCAGGCAAGAGTCGGCAAAAGAGGAAGTGATGAATTACAAACTGAATGGGTGCAATATGTTATGAGTCGAGATTTTCTTGATCAATACTTTGAAAATGATGTCCGCGAGTTATGTGAATTGATTGCTTACGATGGAAGAGAAGATGAGTTGTATAATCAAATTATGCGAGCAAAAAAGAAAGCATGTAATTTAAAAAAGCGTTCTCTTTATACAAAGCACAAATTTTAGGCAAAAAACTTGTTGTCATGAGGCTTTTGTGATATATGCAAGATGAAAGAGTGCGTCAAAGTTTGCCATTTAAAGATTTTGGGCATGTTCTCGCGTTTGTCATTCATGCAAATCCTGCACGATTTCAACGACTTGACGTCTCAGATACGATTCGCGGCGCAGAGCCGCATCCATTAAAAGATTGGAATATCGTCGCCGCTCATCTTTTCCGCGAAATAAAAAAATATAAAGATTTCACAGCCAGATGCCATCGTTCTGGCGAAGCGTTTCAGCGGTACCACTTGAAACAGCCGCCAGACGATATCGAAGATATCGCGCACGATTTTGGCGTTTCAACTCGCACAGTGCGGCGGCATTTGCGCGAATCGTGGGATTATTTAGAAAGCCGATTCAAAGCACTGGAGGCGATACCGTGATTTCTTTTCGAGATGCTTTGGAGTTTCTCGACGCATTAAACCAGCAAGCCGAAGAGCATCCAGATGATTATCGCTTGCAAGATATCGATTTCATAGCAGATTGCGCCGATAAATATCCAAATCTCGGAAGCCGAGAAGCGATTTATTTAACATTATTCAAAGAGCTTGGCATGAAACATCCGCGAGATTTAGATCAACGAAAATGGTCAAAATTGAATGAAATGATCGACAACTTCTATCTGCAATGAGGCATGAAAGAAATCACCGCGAAAACAAGCACGACAATTTCTCGGAGCAAAGTTTGAGCAAAGCCCTGCAAGCGCATCGAAAGAGTTATTTAAAGCGCAAGGGTATTTTTTACAAAGGTTCCAGAATCGCTTCTCGCGCTGAATTTAGTTGTATCAAAGCGCTTGAAACTTTCACAGATTGGAAATTGATAGAGGGCAAAACCTACCAAATTCCAATTGGACATCAAAAGACGGTTGATTTTAGAATCAAAGATCAATTGATTGAATTTCATCCGATTATTTTCAGCAGAGAAATGGATGCAAATGTTTACAAAACATTTAAAATTTTTGCGTCAAAATTAAGGGAAGATCAACGGTTTGAAATTCGAGAAATATTCAGAGCCCATATTCTCGAAGAATATGCTCACAAAAGACACTGGACTATACAACAAAATGCCGACAACAAAATTGCAAGCGCTGAATTGTTAGTTGTCACGGATGCAGAAAGTTTTTTTAAGTATGTCATAAAGCCAAACGCAACGAGGAGACTGCCGACAAATGCCCAATTCAAAAGAAGATTTAAATCGGGAAACTTTACTTGATCTTTCAAGCATTTTACCGTATCCGAAAAACAATCGAACCCATCCTAAAAAACAAATCGAAACTATTGCAAAAAGCATTAAACAGTTTGGTTTCAATCAGCCGATAGTAATAGATGAGAAAAACATAATTATTATCGGGCATGGACGATTCGAAGCGGCATCTTTCCTCAAAATGAAAAAGGTGCCTTGTATTAAATTGATCAATTTATCCGAAGAGGAAAAAAGAGCATATAGAATACTCGATAACAAGCTACAGAATGACAGCGATTGGCAACTGGATAATTTACAAGACGAATTTAATTGGTTAACTGCGAATGAATTCAATTTAGAAGAATGGACGCTTGATGATTTATTCAAATTCTTTCCAAAAGAAGAAATTGATTTTAATGAGGATTCTTTTCAGACACAGGAGACTGACGCAGAACACGCTATCCAACTCGGAGACGTGATAAAATTAAACAAACACACTGTGACGTGTGCGGATGCTACCGAGTTTTGGTATACTGATTTACAAACTGTTCTTTTAATAACTGATCCACCGTATGGAGTGAACTATGATCCCGCGTGGCGTAAGGAGGCGGGCGTTAATAAAAATGAGAAGAAACTCGGCAAAGTTGCAAATGATGACAAGGCAGACTGGCGAGAAGTTTGGCAAAGTATCAATGCTCAAGTTGCTTATGTTTGGCATGCTAGCTCTAAAACAGAAATCGTTCTGGACAGTTTAAGAGCCGCAAATTATCTCGAAGTTTCTCAAATTATCTGGAACAAGGATCGATTCACATTGGGTCGCGGTGATTATCACTTCAAACACGAGCCATGCTGGTATATGGTCAAAAAAGGCAAGAAACACAATTGGCAAGGAGCCAGAGATCAATCAACTGTTTGGGATATAAAAGCGCGAGACGATGATGGTTGGGGACATGGCACACAAAAGCCCATTGAATGCATGTTAAGACCGATTTTGAATAATACCAAGGAAGGCGACATCATTGCAGATCCCTTTCTTGGGTCTGGCACAACCCTGATTGCTGCTGAGAAGTCAAAAAGAGTTTTATACGCTACTGAACTCGAGCCAAAGTATTGCTCTATTATAATCGAACGATACAAAGATTATTGCCTGAAAAATGGCATTAAATGTCAGATCACTATAAATGATTCGCCCTACTGTGATCTTTAGGTAATATTAAATGACACCTAAAAAAAAGGGCAGACCTAAACATTCTGTCACTGATCAAAATAAATCTTTGGTGAAGTTTGCAAAAATTGCAGGCGTCACAAATAACCAACTCTGTGAATTGTTAAATATCTCTTCGGTGAATACATTGAAGAAATACTATAAAACGGAGCTGGAATTGAGCGAAGGAGTTCTGAATGCCCAAATTGCAGGCAAACTCTACCAAGAAGCCATGAGTGGGAACACATCGTGTTTGATCTTTTGGGCGAAATCGCGAATGGGTTGGAGCGATAAAGGCGCACAGCCACCTGACAATGAGATCGTTGTGACGGTGAAAAACTCGAAACATAAGAATCACGATCCAAACGCCATCGAAAGAGCGTTGAATGAATCTTGATTTTGATGTTGAGCCATGGTTGGGCAATTTAATTGATGATCAATATCATGAAGAATTGGCAGTTTCGGCAGGGCTTGGTTCTGGAAAAACGCATGGCGCTTGTCAGTGGGCGATTCATCGCTGCATGGTGAATCACCGTTCCCCAAAGATGGCTTTTACCGAGCCGCTTTTTAGACTTTTACGAACGGCAGCCATCCCGACATTTCGCAAGGTTTTAAACGCGCTGGAATGGTCGGAGGGTTCTGATTTTGAGGTGAATCAGGGTGCGCCAGTGCCGAGCATAAAATTGAAGCGCACCAAGCAAGAAATTTTACTTTTCAGCGCGTCAACGCCCCAAAGCATTGTTGCCGATGAATATCATTCTTACGTCATGGATGAGGCGGGCGAATCTGAAGAACTGGCTTTCCAAAACTTACAAGCCAGAACTCGGTGCAGTCAAGCAACCGTTCGCCAAGGGTTGCATGTTGGAGCGCCGCAAGGGATAACGCATTTCGCAAAACTTTTCGGCAATGAATCCGAAGGCGGCGAGCAAGGTTGGAAAGAAATCGCGCCGCGAGATTTTTCTCATAAGAGATTATCCCGCCGAAGAATTCAATTAAGGACTTTTGATAATCCTTATGTCAATGGCGGCGATGTTCTCGGCTATTGCAAGCGCTTAAAACGGCAATATGGGCACAACGCGGCACTGATAAATTCATACATTTACGGCATCTTTTGCCCGTTGTTTGCTGGCGGCGCTTACAATTTTGTTCCATCGCGGCATGTAATGCCCGAAGAATTTGAGCCCGATCCATTTAGAACTTTATATTTAAGTTTTGATTTTAACGCTTATCCGATGGCGTGGGTGGCGGCGCAGGTGGTTCCGCATGAAGGCGAAATGGTTTATCTAATAACGAAAGAAGCAAAGAAAGATTTGCAGGGACTGGATGAGGCGCTTTTTGATTTTGTAAAACGGTTTCCGCGTTCTGAATGGAAAACGTCAGAGATTCGAGTATATGGTGATCGAAGCGGTCATGCTTCGCATCATCGCGTGAAGTTGTCGGACTATGATTTTATCAGAAAAGAACTCGGAACAATTTACAAAAATGTTTCAATTCAGGCAAGCAAGTTAGTTGCGCCAGAATCTGAAAGC